CAGGTGCGGGGGTTGAGCGTGTTTGCCAGTGCGATGTCGCGCTTTGAAGACGTGAAGGACTACGAAGAGTCGGAGCGCATCGCCGCAAAGGTGGCGGCGTCGATGACGTTCCAGATCAAGAAAGGGTCCGGCGAGGTGTATCAGCCACCGGGCGAAGGTCTGGGCGGTGTGGCGCTGATGCAGCAGGGCGTGCCCGTGCGCGAGCTGCGTATGGCGCCCGGCGCGATCTTTGACGACCTGCTGCCGGGCGAATCGATCGAGAGCCTAGGCACCGACCGCCCAAACCCCAACGCGGCGACATGGCGCAAAGAGCAGCTGCGCGCCGCTGCCGGCGGCATTGGCGTGAGCTATTCCAGCTTGTCGCTGGATTACAACGGCACGTATTCGGCGCAGCGCCAGGAACTCGTGGAGAAGTGGGGCAGCTACCTGATGCTGGCCGAGCGCTTCATCGCCTTGTTCGTGCGACCCACACGCCAGCGCTTTATCGAGGCGGCGGTGCTGTCCGGCAAGGTGCGCATGCCGCGCGGTTGGACGTTGCGGCATCTTGCCGCCTCCACCTACGTGCGGCCGATCATGCCGTGGATCGACCCGCTCAAGGAGGCTTACGCCAAGGGCGAGGCCGAGGACCGCGGCTGGGTGAGCCCGCAGCAGAACACGCTGCAATACGGCAACAACCCCGACGAAGTGCTGCGGCAGCGCCAGGATTGGCAGCAACAGCAGCAGCAATTGCAGCCGGCCGCGCCGGCCCCTGCGGAAGCCCGCGCGCAGCTGCGTGCCGACCTTTCGCGCGACATGTTGAGGGATATCTGACTATGCGACCCCACGCACTGACCGCGGCGCTGGGCCGCGTGCTTGCCGATGCCGGCCCGGCGCTCGGCCCGTGCCTGCTCAAGATCGAAGCCCGCGCCACCGATGTGGCCGAGGTGATGATCTACGGGACCATCGGCGACAGCCTGTGGTCTGAATCTGTTTCCCCGTTGCAGCTGGCCGAGCAGATCGGTCAGATCACCGCCGGCACGATCCACGTCCGCATCAACAGCGGCGGCGGCGTGGTGGCCGATGGCATGGCCATCTACAACGCGCTCAAGCAACACACCGCGCACAAGGTGGTGTTCGTGGACGGCCAGGCGGCCTCGATTGCCTCGCTGATTGCCATGGCCGGCGATGAGCTGGTGATGTACGCCAGCTCGCTGCTGATGGTGCATGCACCGCACACGATCGCCGCCGGCAATGCGTCCTCGTTCCGCCAATACGCCACCGCGCTGGATGCACATGCCGGCGCGATGTTGGAGGCGTACGCCACCAAGACGGGCAAGCGCGCCGAGGTGGAACAGCTACTCACCGATGGCGCCGACCACTGGTACACCGGCGCGCAGGCGGTGGAGTTCGGCTTTGCCGACCGCGTGGCGGACACCGCTGCCACGGCCCGCGCCGAGGCCGCATCCGTCGTGGCGCTTACCGGCTACCTGCAGGCCATCACCCAGGCGCCGGCGCCAGTCGCCGCGCAGCTGCGCGGCCATATCGCCGCCGCGCTCAGCCCCAGCGTTTTCGCCTCACTTCCCGAGGTCACCCAAACGGCCGTCGTTGGCCACATCGAGGATCCTATGACCCAACAAACCTACCTCCGCATCCTCGCCAACGCCGGTGGCGGGCAGGGTGCTTCCACCACCACGGTCACGCCGCCTGCGCCTGTGCCCGCTCCGGCACCGGTCGTCGCTGCTGCGCCGGACGCCGCGGCCGCCGTGCAAGCGGCGCTGGTCGCGATGCGCGGCCGCAACGCCGACATCATGGCGATGGCCGAGCCGCACATGGCCAATGCGGAGATCCGCGCCTATGTGGACGGCGTCATTGCCGCGGCCGACCCTGCGGTGACCCCCGACAACGTAGGCCGCCACATCCTGGCGTTGATGGGCCGCAACAGTGAGCCGCTCAACGGCCGCGCCGGCGTTGTTGCTGGCGGCGACCAGCGCGACAACGTGCGCGCGGCGATGACCAATGCGATCCAGGCGCGCGTGGGCCTGGCGCAGGCCACCGGTGACAACCCGTACCGCGGCCATTCGCTGGCGGAGATGGCGCGCGAGTGCCTGGTGCAGGCCGGCGTGAATCCGCGCGGCATGGACCGGCGCGAGATCGTGGGTATGGCGTTCACCCATTCCACCTCGGATTTCCCGGCGTTGCTGGGCGATGCCGCGCGCCGCTCGGTGCTGCAGGGCTACCAGGAAGTGGAAGAGCGCTTCAGCGAGTTCACCCGCGCGGTGAGCGTGCCGGACTTCAAGCCGACCAATCTGGTGGGCCTGGGCGCGTTCTCCGATCTGCTGCCCGTGCGCGAGGGCGGTGAGTACAAGCAGGGCACCTTCAGCGAGCAGTCGCAGTCGATGCAGATCGTCACCTGGGGCCGGCTGTTCACCATCACGCGCCAGGCCATCATCAATGACGATCTGGGCATCTTCAGCGATGTGCCGCGCAAGATGGGCCAGGCTGCCAAGCGCACGCTGGCCAAGGCGGTGTTCGAGCTGATCACCAAGAACCCGCGGCTGGCCGACGGCAAAACGCTGTTCCATGCCGACCACGGCAACTTGTTGCCGGCCGCGACCATCACCACCGAAAGCGTCAGCGCGATGCAGGCCCGCATGGCACTGCAGAAAGACGCCGACAACAATGTCATCCGCGTGCCGATGAAGACGCTGCTGACGCCGGTGGCTCTCTCCGGTGCGGCACTGACCGTGCGCGCGGCCGAGTACGCGGTGGGCGGGGCGAACAACCAGACCACGCCCAACATCGTGCGCAACACCTTCGAGGTGGAGAGCGACGGCCGCCTGGATGGTGCAGACCCGAAGGCGTGGTACGGCCTGGCCAACTCGGCCTACGTGGATGCGCTGGTGGTGGGCTACCTGGACGGCAACCAGACGCCGTACCTGGAGCAGCACGAGGGATTCACCGTGGACGGTGTGGCCTGGAAGGTGCGCCTGGATGCGGCGCCGGCCATTGCCGACTACCGCGGCATCTACAAGAACCCCGGCCAGTAAGCCGCCTGCCGCACCGCAGGCGCGGTGCGGCATCTCTTCGCATCTGGAGTACTCCTCATGAAAAACGCATATCAAGACGGCCGCGTGCTGGACGTGACCCTGGCCGCTGCAGTGAGCAGCGGCGGTGTGATCGCCGACGGCAAGCTGGTGGCCATCGCCGTGACCGACGGCGCCATTGGCGACACGATCGCCGCACACGTTGAAGGCGTGTTCGCGCTGCCCAAGTTGCCGGCCGCCGTGTTCGCGCGCGGCGCTTCGGTCAATTGGGACGCCGACACCAAGCAGGCCATCTCTGCTGCTGGCGGCGCTGGCGATACCAACGCCATTGGCTATGCCATCGAGGCGGCCGCCAACGGTGCCGTCACGGTGCTGGTGCGCCTCACCCCGGGCACCGCCACGCCGGTGGCCGCCTAAGCCTTATCCACCACCGCACGCAGATGCCCGGGTGGCGCGTGCGGTGGTGGCTCTCTTCGACATGACCCAAGGATCAGACATGGCCCCGCCGCGCGGCGTCCGCAACAACAATCCAGGCAACATCGATCGCACGGGCGTGGCCTGGCAGGGCGAAGACCGCACCGCAGCCGCACGCGCACGCGAGGCGCGCTTTGCGGTGTTCCACACGCCCGAATACGGCTTCCGTGCCCTGGTCAAGACGCTGTTGACCTACCAGCGCAAGCATGGTCTGCGCACGGTGCGCGGGATCATCAACCGCTGGGCGCCGCCGGTGGAAAACGACACCGGCGCCTATGCGCGCCAGGTGGCCACCGCGCTCGGCGTGGACGTGGACCAGCGCATCAACGTGGAAGCACCAGCCACGGCGTTTCAGCTGGCCAAGGCGATTGCCAAGCACGAGAACGGCGGCAACTTCTGGGGCGATGCGGTCATCTGGGATGGCGTGGAGCTGGCGGGGATTGCCCGGTGATGGACGGCGGCGCCACGCTGGTGCTCAAGTCGGCCGCGTTGCTGGTGGCGACCAGCGCAGGCAGCGCGGTGGTCACCGAGGTGATCACCGGCAGCGAGCACCTGTTCCTGGGCATTCCGCAGTCGTGGTTTCTGGCGGCGGTGGTGGGCGCGTTGGTTGGCCTGCTGCTGCTCAGCGAGATCGACGTGGGCAAGGTCTCGGCGCCCAGCGGCGGGCCGGGCGTGCAGTGGCTGACGCTGCTGCTGCGCGTGGGCTTGCTGGGCCTGTTTGTGCTTGGCTTCGCCCTGGCTGCGGGTTGGATCGTGGTGGCGCTGGCCAACTACTTCCCCTCCGTCCATCGCATCGGCATCGCGGTGAGCGGGCTGAGCGGTTTCATCATCAAGCCGATGTTGCCGCACTACCTGGGCGCGCTGCAGAAGTGGTCCGACCGGCTGGCCGGGCGTGCGGGAGGTGCGGCGTGAGCCTCTACCTCCTGAGCCTGGCCAGCACGCTGGCGGTGTTCTGCGCCACAACCTGGCAACTGCTGCACACCTTCCACGCTGGCGAGCGTGCGCGTGACCGCGCCGCCTGGGCGCTGCGTGGCGCCTGCTTCATCGGCTTGGCGGTAGGGATGCTGGGCATCTTCCTGCGCGACCTGGCGCAGCACACGCCAGCGCCCTGGTACGTGCTGCTGGTGCGAGCGTGCCTGACGGTGCTGCTGATCTACCCATGGCGTCGGCGGGAGAGCGAGCGATGAATATCGTGGCCTTCTTCAAGGCGCTGGTGGCGTTGGTGTTCGGCTGGGCCGCCGATGCGCTGACGTGGTTGCGCAAGCCGGGCAGCCGGCTGAAGGTGGTGTGCGCTTTGCTTGCGGCGCTGCTGTCGATTGCCGCGCTCACGTCTTACCGCAAGGGCCAGCAGGTGATCGTGGTGACGCGCCAGGTGGAGCAATGCCAGAGCGATCGCACCGCAGCCCTGGAAGCAGCGCAGCTCAAGCGCGCCGAGTTGGAGCGCAACAACGCAGACAAGGACGCCGCATTGGCGACCATCGCCGCCAAGTTGCAGGCCGAGGCCGAGAAGCTGCGGCTGCTGCAGGAGCGCAATTCCGGCCTGCGTGACAAGACCGAAGCCGCTAAGGCCGCTGCCGACCGCAGCGCCAAGGCGTTCAAACACGAATACGACCAGCGCCCGGCCGAGTGCACCGCTGCACTGCAGGCGCTGGCTGCGGCATGCCCCAGCCTGGGAGGCTACTGATGCTGCGCTCTCTGTTCGCTATTGCCGTGATCGCCGGCCTGCTGGCTGGATGCGGCCGCAACGGCATCAAGCGCGAGGACCCGGCGCGGCCCGTTGTGGTGACGCCAGCGCCAGCGGTGATTGCTGTGCCAGTGCGCACCTACGTGCAGATCGAGCCGCGCCTGACCCAGCGTTGCCCGTGGGTGAAGAACGGCACGCTGGAGCAGGTGCTGGACGTCTCGCGTGGGCGCAAGCGCTGCCTGGAGTTCTACGAGGCCAACCTGGATGAGATCAGCCAAGTGCAGGGCACACCGGTAGGCGAGGGCAGCCCGTGAGCCAGATTCGTATCGCCGTGGACGCGGACGACCTGCTGGGCCGCCAGTTCAGCGCGTTGGAGCGCGAGCAGCTGCCGTATGCCGTGATGCAGGCCTGCAATGCGACCGCTTTTGAAATCCGCGAGGTGTGGAAGCGCACCGCACCGCGTGTGTTCGATCGCCCGGCACCGCTGACCATCAACGCCGCGATGTACCGCAAGGCGACGCGCGACCGCCTATTTGCCGAGATCTTCCTGCGCGATGAGGCGTTCAAAGGCACGCCGCCGGCGAAGTATCTGCGCACTGAAGTGGAGGGCGGCCAGCGCCGCAAGAAAGGCTTCGAGGTGTTGCTGCAGCAGAAGGGCCTGATGCCGGCTGGCACATTTGCCGTGGCGGGGCGCGGCGCCAAGCTGGATGCCTACGGCAATGTGCCCGGCAGCACCATTACCACGATCCTGTCGCAGCTACGCGCGCAGCGTGATGCCTATCAATGGGTGAGCAAGGAGTCGCGCAAGCGGCTGACCAGCGAGCGCAGCCGCGCCGAGTACCTGGGCAAAACCCGCCAAGGCACCACGGCGGTCATGCGGCGCACTGTCCGGCGCGGTGGCCGCTATTTCGAGATCAAGCGCCAGCGCGGCAAGTTGGCACCGGGCATCTATGAGCGCATCGGCACGGGCTTTGGCGGCGCGGTGCGCAGCGTGTTCGTGTTCAC